TCGATGCGCGGCAGTTCTCGGCGTACCGGAAGGCACTGTCACGCTCGGCGGCGTATGTGACGGTCGGGGTGGACCCGCGGGACACGTCGCGGCCGCGGGTGACGATTGAGGGCCCGGAGAACGTGATCGTCGAAACGGACCCGGCGGACACCTCACGCCGGCTGGCGGCGTTGCGGTTGTGGCACGACCCGTTGGCTAAGCGGTGGATGGCCACCTTGTATCTGCCGGGTGAGCGGTACCACTGGCAGACCGTGTCGGAGTTCAAGTACCGCGAGCGGGCGGATCTGCGTCTGCGGTGGGATCCGAATCAGTGGGAGCTACGCGCGGACCCGGGCCGCAGCTTCGCTGAGGTGCCGGTGGTGCCGTTTTTGAACGGTGATGAGGGTGAGCAGCCGGTCGCGGAGTTCGACGTCGGCATCGACGTCCAGAACCGGCTGAATTTGACGATCCTGAACAGGTTGTCGGCGGAGCGGTACGCGGCCTTTAGGCAGCGGTATATGACGAACTACGAGGTCGAGGAAGACCCGATCACGGGGTTGCCGTTGGCGCCGTTCCGGCCGGGCACGGACCAGATTTGGACAGTGCCCCCACCGGAGCCTGGCCAGCCGGAGACCAGGGTCGGGGACTTCGCGCAGACGGACACGTCGCAGATGCTGCGCGGTGTCGAGGCCGACATGCGGGCCTTCGCCGCCGTGACGCTCACACCCGTGTACTACCTGCCGGGTGACCTAGTGAACATCGGCGCGGATTCTGTGGCGGCGTTGGACGCCGGCCACGTCGCGAAAGTCAGGCAGCGTATGGCGCTGTGGGGCGAATCGTGGGAGGAAGTCCTCACCCTGATGGCCCAAGCCGCTGGGATCAATGGTGACCTGTCGCAGGGTGAGGTTGTGTGGGCTCGTCCGGAATCGTTCCAGCCGGCCGTGGTCGCCGACTACATGTCCAAGCTCGTCGCCGCGCAGATCCCGCTGCCCATGGTCGCCGAAGAAGTTGGCTGGTCACCGCAGCGGGTGGACCAGTTGCGCGCTGAGCTGGCCACGAACGCGTTCTTGGCTGCCGCGACGGCACCGAGCCCAACGGGAACCGCCGGCCAGTCCATGAGTGGGGCAGCTGGCCAACCTCCGAACCCGACAGGTACTCAGGTCCCTAGCCCAGTGGCGCCGTGAACCCGTTCCAGTTCGCGTTCCTCCGTCGGTCTGTCACTTCTCGTCTGATTGTGGCGTTGACGCGCATGTTCGACGGGTTGGGGTCGTGGCACCGGCCGGACGCGCAAAGGTTCGCGGCGGCGGCGGTGCCGATGGTTGAAGGCGCGCAAGCCGCGTTAGCGAACCTCACCTCGAACTATGTTGCGGCGGTGGCCAGTGAAGCGCTGCGCCGGCCAGTCGCACCACCGGCGATCCCTCAAACCGCCCGCGCCCGTCTCCGGCTGGTCGACCCGGCTGAGGTGTACCAACGCCCCTTCGTCGAGGCGTACACCGCGCTCAGGGACGGCGACCAGCTCGATCAGGCGCTCGGCAAGGCCCGGGTGCGGCTCCGCGAAGTAGCGGAAGGCGACATGCAACTCGCGTACACGCACGCGTCCCGCGCGGCTATGCAGGGCTTATCGGACAAGCAGCGGCCAACCGGTTGGCGACGGGTTCTCATCGGCCCTGAGAACTGCGCGATGTGCACAATCGCCGCAACGCAGCGATACCACCTCGCGGACCTCTCGCCATTGCATCCTGGGTGCAATTGTCAGGTCATGCCGATCTACGGGCCCATCACGGACCGGGTCATCGAACCCCAACTACTCGAGCAGGTCCACGCCGCCGTCAAGGACCTCATAGGTGTCGTCGATCGTGGGGGCCGGGCGGTGGACTACCGGCACATCATGACCCAAATCGTGCATCACCACGGGGAGCTTGGCGCGGTGCTCGCACGGCCGGGTGACCACTTCACCGGTCCACGGGCCATCCCAACAGCTGCCTAGCGGCGGTTACTCACCGACGCCTGAGACCGGCTCGGCGGGTTCATCACGACGGCGTGCTGTTGACGTTTCATCCAACGGATCGACCAGAACAACACGATCAGAAGCGGTACTGCTAACCACGTGACAGCCGACTGAGCCGCTTCGATAACGCCACCAAGGACAACGAACAACCCCAACATGGGCAGGCAACCCACCGACCGACCGGGCCCGATACGTGTGCCGTAGCTGACCCCGAACACCCGCGGTGTTGACCAACGCAAACCCATGACGGTCGCCCTTCCGTGCCCCACTCGCCCCGCCCATCGCCGACCACCAGCTGGTTGTTACGTCATCTTGGAGGGCAGTGTGGCTGGTCCTGACACCCAGACCCGGAAAAACCTCGCGAAGCAGGGCAAGGCGATGCCGGGCGGTAGCTCGGGTGGCCGGTTCCCCATCCGCAACGAAGCCGACCTCGGCAAAGCGATCCAAGCCGTCGGGCGCGCGTCGGGTGGTGAGGCGGGTCGGGCGAAGGTGCGGCGTTTCATCATGAAACGCGCCCGCGCCCTCGGCTTAGCGAACCGCATCCCCGACAACTGGGCGCCGGACGGCTCCCTGACTTCCTGACTTCCGCCCATTGAGGCGGATTCGGCCCGTACCGACACGGTCACGGGCCTTTTTCATGTCCCGACACGGGAGAAACACATGTCAGAAGAAGGCAACAACAATGCAGTAGACGACGGTGACGACGGTGACGCGGAACAACTCCTAGCCGACGCTGTCCAGTCCAGTTCCGACCCCGACACGGGATCCGATGGCAAGAACTGGGAAGCCGAAGTCGCTCGGCTCTCCAAAGAGGCCGAGAAGTGGCGGACGCTGGCTAGGAAGCATGAGGGCAGGGCCAAAGAGAACGCGGACGCCGCCGCCAAGGCGAAATCCGTGGAAGACCAGATCGCGGAACTCCGCTCACAACTAGAGGAACGCGATGTGGCTGACGTGGAACGCAACGGCCGCATGGCCATGACCCAAGTCCACGCCGCTTTGGCCGAAGCAGGCATCAAAAAAGCGGACGCGGCCGGGTTCCTTGAGCTTGTGGACCCGACGACGCTACTCACCGACGGGCAACCCGACGACAAAGCCATCGGGAAACTCGCCGAATCCGTGAAAAAACTAGCCGGCCGAGTAACACCTGATTTCGACCAAGGCCGTAAAGGCGGCACAGCACCACCCAACATGAACGACCTGATCCGCCGCGCCGCGGGGGTCAGAACCTAGTTAGAAGCAGCCCGGCGTGAGGCACGGCCGGAGATCTGCACCAACCACCTCACCTTTCAGGAGGTATTCCGTGCCCTTCGATAGCCTCACGTCACGCACCGACACCCAGGCACTAGTGCCTGAGGAAGTCTCGCGGATCATGCTGGGGAAAGCCGTGGACCAGTCCGCGGTGCTGTCCCTCTTCCGGCATATTCCCGTGTCGAGGAACCAGGTCCGGTTCCCCATCATGTCGGCATTGCCGATTGCGTACTGGGTCGGCGGCGATACTAATCTAAAGCAGACCACGGAGATGGCTTGGTCGAACCGTTTCCTCAATGTCGAGGAAATCGCGACGATCATGCCGATCCCGGAGAACGTCGCTGCGGACATCGAAATTGATATTTGGGACTCGGCGGAGCCGTACCTCCGTGAGGCCTTCGCCCGGACGTTGGACACCGCCGTGTTCTTCGGCACCAACGCACCGTCGTCATTCCCGACGGCCGTCGTTCCAGCTGCCGTTGCCGCAGGTAACACCGTGACCGCTGGTACGGCAACAGCTGCTGCTGGTGGCTACCTCGGCGACCTGGACAATCTCCTCGCCGCAGTGGAAGAGGACGGGTTTGACGTCTCCGGTTACGTTGCGAGCCGTTCCATCCGTAAGTACCTGCGTTCCGCCCGGGACACCACTGGCCAGGCCCTCGACGTCGGCCGGGTATCCGGTGACCTGAACCAGCTCGACGGTGTGCCGATTACATACCCCATGCGTGGTCTGTGGCCCACCGGCGGCGGCGCGGGCACAAACACCGAGTTGATCGCCGGTGATTTCTCCACTCAATTCGTGGTGGGTGTTCGTCAGGACATCACAATGAAGATGCTCACCGAAGCAGTATTGCAGGATAATACCGGGGCCATCGTCTACAACCTTCCACAGCAAGATCTAATTGCTCTACGTTTGACCTTTAGGATAGGGTGGCAGGTAGCCAATACCATCAATAACGATCAGCCGACCGAGGCGAACCGTTACCCCGCTGCCGTGCTGCGGCGATGAGCTAGTCGGGGATGTTTGGCCATGCTTTCCGGAGCAGGATATGTGAGACGTGTGTCTTAGTTATCTCGAACATGTCCGCCAATTCGTACTGGCGAACTCCTAACCTGTAGAGGCGGCGGATCTCGCGGACATCGTCTGCGGTGAGCCGTATGTGTCGGTTGGGCGCTGATATTGGTCCGCCGACCTCTGTCCAGTGCTGTCCAGTGATGATGTTTGATACGGTCGGGATTTTCACGGAGAACTGCTTGGCGACCTGCGTGATGGCTGCTCCAGCGGCGTACATCTCGCGGATCGCGATCACGTCATCCTCGCTGAGTTGAGCGAAGCGGTTCGTTGTTCCGCGGGGATGGTGCGCACGGTCTTTGTTGACCATGTCCGCCGAGTTGTCCGCGGCGGTTCCTGGGAACCAGTGGGCCGGGTTCTGGCATGGTGGGTTGTCGCAGGTGTGACACACCATGATGTCGTCCGGTACGGGACCGACTAGTAGTTTGTAGCCGAACCGGTGTGCTGTTGTGGATGTCTTGCCCACGTAGAACCGGCCGTAGCCGCTGGGTTTGAAGCAGCCTCCGAGCCATGGCCAGCATTCGTCGGGGCCACGTCGGGCAACCTTGGCGTGATAGCGGATCGCTGGATCTACGGGAACCGGTCCGGGCATGTGAACAAGTTTACCACTTAGGAGTTGACTGTGTGATGGTTATGTCTAATCCGCGGGCGGAGATGCCCGAAGACGCGAAGGTGGTTTCGCGTGAAGAGGCGCATGAGCACGGTTACTGGGGTCAAGTGCCTGATCAGGAACCCAATCACGTTTACACGGTGGCTGGGGTGACTGGCGGTACCGCACAGTCCGGTGATAAGCCGTCAGACGCCGCTAAGGAGCGCGCTGAGCGCAACACTGACGCGTTGAAGGGCGGCAAGTGATGACTGCACCTTTGGAGAGGACTCTTCAGGCGACGTTGCCGGCTTTGGGTGCGG